AGCCGTCTGCTTCAATTTTCAGTGGCTTGCCGTTGGGGTCAATGAAAAACAACTGCCCCATGCCCCCTAGTTTCAAGATATTGGGAGAGTGGCAGTCTTCCTCCCCGATAAGCATGAAACGATCACCAATAGAATAGACTGATCCGCGTATGCCGCGAACGAGTCGGAACACTGTTCCGCTAGGGTAGTCACCTAACAGAAGGGGATCACTTGGAGGCGTGTCTTCCATCCGTGTATTTAGGTGCTGCCAGTGAGTGCCTTCCACGACACAGGGAATCGAGGTGCAATGATTTGACTGATAGCGTCGGCGTACTGGCGGATCTCCCATTGGGCGTGGGGGTCGCTACGCTGCGTGTACACTCGTGCGTACGCAGCAAGGGATCCAGTCCACCACCACTCCGTGTGTACGCCCTGCGGCAGCACGAAACGGGCTTGTTCGGGTGCGATGCCCCGTGCAATGAGTGATTCGTACCGCCTGATGCACAACTGGACTGCTTCGTGGTAGTCGCGGTCCATCATGCCACGGTCGAATCCATCAACCACAAAGTCCTCCGAGCCTTGCTTTGCTCCCCCTGTGGGGGCTGTGCGCCAGTTTGGTGTGTAGAAATCAGGCGTGTCTGTAACGTACCTTCGGGACACTTCGTTTTCCACAAACCCTTGCTTGTGTTTGAAAAATTGGGTACGGATAGAGATGGGAGCCTTGATCCGCAGAGTGATCTGTGGATGGGCAAAGGGCGTCCAGTGCCCGTGCTTGGCAAGGTATCCAATCAGTTTCTGATCCTTTTCACCCAGTTTGTGCTCACGCACACCACTCCAATGTGGCTCACTGTCCCAATCGCTCTCCTTGTTGAAGGACACGCGGGCAGAATTCACCACTGTGAGATCGTCTCCCATGTGGTCCACATACTCTACATGACCGTTGCCAAGAACGGCAATCTTTGAAACAGGGGCGTTCATTGTATACTCTCCGTAGTCTTCGCTCATCATACTCGTTTCCATTGACTCCACTTTAGTCGGGCTTCTATTCCACTCACTGCACTGCTGTCAATCAGGGCACGAACCTGTTCGGGGGTTCGACCTGCAAGCACCATGTCGTTGATGTCTTTCTCGTCCACTCCTTGCCACACGCACACGCGATACCCTTCTTCTATGGCTTCTTCCATCTTGCGGACAATCTCGCGGTTCCTAGGCTCGTTGTCGTACACCAGTACGCAGTCACTGAACACCTTGATGCCTTCTGCCGTTTCGCATCCCGCAAGAGCAATGCCGTTGGGCAAGAACGCAGCATCCAGTGGACCTTCAACAGCGTAGACGCGCTTGGAGTAGTCAATACGATCTTCTCCGTAAATTGCGCGACCGTCCTTCTTGAACTTCACTGTTATGTATCGTATGCCGCTGCCGGTTAGCGCACGACCTTGCGCCGCTACCAATTCTCCACTGCGGTTGATGAACGGAATCACGATGCGCTCTTCGTTGGGCACACCCGTGTACGACTGGTCAATGCTGCGCACCCAATCACCAAAGCATTCGGCAAAGTAGAAGGTGTCCAGCCTGGGAATCTTGCGCGACTCCATATACACCCGTGCCACGTGAGTAGTGGGCAGAGACGAGACTTTAGGCAACTGGAGTTGTGCCTTTGGCAGACTCACTTCCGCTTCCACAGGCTTCACGTAGTTGCTTTTGCCGTTCTCGCCGTTACGCCACCGCTCCAGTGTGTACTCCTGTGCCAGTGCAGGAGCCACAAACTCAAGAAAGCGTTGCATATTGTGCCCTGCTCCGCAGTTGTGGCACTTGAAGAAGTAGTCGTTCTTCTTGGGGAAGAAGAAACCACGTGCCTTCTTCTTGTTGCGCTGCGAGTCACCGCAGATGGGGCATCGGCAATTTGCGAGTGCTTGAGACTTCCACTTGAATCGCTCCAGTTGGGGCGACACTAGGTTGATGTATTTCTTGTCGATATAGGTGGACATAGACTATCACATACTCCACTCTGATGTGTCGCCCCGCCTGAACTTCGCAGAAACTGAAGTCAAGTCTCGTGGTCTGTACCCTGCTCCGTATCCAGAGTCTTCGGTTTTCTTGATGTTGGAGTCGCTGAGGTCTGTGTACTCGTCGCTGCTCACGTCGTAGAACTTCATCTTCGCGTAGTTCAGCCCCACGATGAACTTCTTGTTTGTGGACTTCTGATTGTAGCGATTCTTCAACTGTTTCACCATGATCTGCCCTGACTTCTCCAAGTCTTCTGTGGTGATGAGTGCCACCATGAAGTCTGCTGTCTGCGGCAAACCAAACGACTCCGATGTTTCCGTCAGGTCAATGTCCGTGGACGAAAATCCGGATCGGTTCACTTGGGTAGCAGTCACGATGGGCAGATCGTGCTCCACTGCCAAGCCACGCATCTCTTCTGCAATGGCTTTGATGTACGTGTACGAGTTGATGTTGTTGCCTTGCTTGAATCGACTGGACGCACAGATGTTGATGTAGTCCACGAAGATGATGTCAGGCACGAATCCTTTCTTCAAGCGCAACTCGTCCAACAGGATGCGAAAGTGGTTCACGTTTGCCATAGACGTGGGGTACTCTTTCACAATGAGTTTGCCGCTGATGCCCCGCGTGGCATTCTTCAGCCGCTTCTCGTACATATCCTTCGGCAAGTCCACCAGTTCGTCCATCGTGATGTCCATGACGTTCGCGTCTATGCGTTCGGCAATCCGTTCCTCTGCCATCTCAAGGGTGATGTACAGCACATTTTTATTCTGCATGAGACACGACGCGGCATGGTGACACATGAACAGCGACTTGCCCACGTTTGTGCCTGCCATGATCACATTGAGAGTCTTGGGAGATATGCCGCCCTTGGTGATGGTGTTGAACATCTCCAAGTCAAAAGGAATCTTCTTATCCACCTTGTGGTAGAAGTCGTATCGGTGTTCGTAGTCCTCAAGAAAATCGTGTCCCACGTTGGTGTCAAACGAAACCGCTAGAGCCTTGGACAAGATTTCAGGCAGAGCATTGGGTGTTCTGGTTTTGTCCTTGCCGTCAATGATTTGGATGGATTCAAGAATGGCATTGTAGATGGCTTTGTCCTTGCAGAAATTCTCTGCTGTGTCCACCATCCACTCCAAGTCTTGCTTTGGAGCCTTTGCCAAATCGTACAGCACACTCTTGCACCGCGAGAACTCGTCTTCGGTAAGAGTCTTGTTTGCTTCCAAGGAAATGACAAGGGCTTCCTTTGTGGGAATTCCCTTGTACTCGTCCACGAACTCCTTCAGTGATCGGAACACCGCACGATCAACCCGATCACTGAAGTACTCCTCCTGCAAGAACGGAATGGTCTTCTTGCAGAATTCGCTGTCGTTAAGCAGTCCTGCCAGTATTGTCTTCTCGGTTTGGCTCATTTAGTAGTCCAAGTTCCTCTGCGCTACTCTTCATGGGATTTTGATAATCAAGTTGTCGCCAACCACCCGAACCTTTGCGGTAGGGTACAGCATTTCAATGAGATTGACCAATTCCTTTTCAGTCTCTTTACGGCTCTTTTTTTCATTGGGTGGTTTCTTGTCCCCAATAAACCTACCCCCACGAAGACTAGCATTTAGATCAAAGTCAGGAGCATCATCCCAGTCAGGACATACAAACAACATATCCTGAACAGGAATGACTATGATTTCAGTAGCAGCCGCTGCTGGCGTTATGGACACGATTAGTGACAATAGTAGTGTTTTCATACAGACATCTCCTTACTCATCCCCATTGGGGGACTCCTCTGGTGGCTTCTCGTCAGATCCGTAGCAGAACTCCCGCTTTGATGCGGCATCAATGGCAGCAAGAATCTCGTCTGTGTAGTACTTCTCGGGATTCTTGTTGATCTGCGACTCGAAAGCCGTCTTGCCGTTGGGCAGTTCAATCTTCGTGGACACCTTCTTGAAGATACCGTACTTGATGGCGACATCAAGCAGCCCGTAGTACTTGTTCAAGCCTGTCTCAAAGTTCAACTGCACATCCACCATCTTGTCCTGCTTGGTCAGGCGGCTCTTGTACGCCTTGCAGTGGATGATGTTGCCCACCACCTCGTTGTCCACCTTGTCCTTCTTCTTGGACAGGTAGATGATCGTGGACGCGGCGTACTTCAGACCGCTACCGCCGCCCATCTCCTTCGTGGGCACATACGCGCCCACCACATCGTAGGTGTGGTTCGTCATCAGCAGGGGAATCCGTGCGTGACCCAACTTGATGGTCAGGACTCGGAACGCTGCCTTCGTGACCTGTGCGCGAGTCATGTCGCGGGTGTTCTTGCCCTCTGCGGTGTCGTTCATCCCCCTCTCGGTGGACGACGGTCCATGGGAGAAAAGAACCATCATCATGCGGGGGCGAGTGTCCTTGTCTGCTTCAAGGTACTTGTCCACCGACAGCACACACTGGTGGCGGAACTCTTCAACTGTAGCCACAGGCAGCACAGCCACGCGGTCGGTGTCAATGCCACGATCCCGCAGTAGATCGGAAGTAATGGATTGCTCGGTATCAAAGTACATCACCATAGCGTTGGGATCGGAGTTCAGGAACTCGCGCACCACATTCAGGGCAAAGTAGGTCTTGCCTGTGGCTTGCTCACCCGCAAGGGCAATGATCTTGTTGTCAGGCATTCCTCCGTGGATGGAACCGCTCAACAGCGCGTTGAACGCATACGATCCCGTGGAGATGAATCCCTTTACATCGCTGCCCTCCAAGCCGTCAGAGGCTACGGTGGCGTACTTGTTTCCTGCTGCCTTCAGAATGTCCTTTAGTTTCATGCTTTCTCCAATTCTTTCATCTGTGCGTCAATGAGCATCATCTCGGACTCGTTAGCCCGTATTGTATCCAACGGCGTAAGTTTGTCAACGATCATCTGCTGAGTTTCACGCCGCAGCAGGTCTTTTCTCTGCGAGAGAAGACCTTTCAAGTATTCAAGATTTAGGGTACTCATCAGGTGGTGAGTTTGAGTACTGCGTGGGGAGCATTGGCGGTGGGAACCACAAGCCCGTTGAACGCGCCGTTGAACTCGTTTGCAAGATCGGTCGCAGGCTCGGCGGTAAACATCACATAGGACGCAGGCACAGTGACCTTGGTGTCCTTGACCGATGCCATCCACGGCACGACAGCAATATTTGCACCGCCGCCCTTCGTGGGCATGGGAACAACCATGCACGGATTCTTGAGGGTATACGATACAACCTTGTCGCCCTCAAAATTTTCAGTGACCATAGCAATGAGTTCTTCGCCAGTCTGAACCTTCACGATCTTTGTAGCCATTACGAATCCTTTTGTTAGGGGTTAGATACTGTATGTATGGAAGCGGTCACGCAAACAGAGACTCAAGACTATTTCTTTCCTCGGGACTCCACCCCATCGCATCGGTGATGGCGCGTAGAGGCTCAAGGAAAGTCTTTTTGAATTGAGTGTCGTAGTCAATGTATTTCTGAAGATCAAACTCCTTCGGCATGGTGACGGGGAAACCAATCACGCCTTCGTGGATGGGATTGGGAGTCTTCAGATAGATGAACTTCATCTTCTCCCCCTCACCGATGGTGCGGTACTTCTTGCTCAAGCCCATCTTTTTGACAAGATGGTTGTGCAGCAGAGCCGCCTTCACCGCGATGGGCGTACCCTTCTTGTAGATGGTGAGCGGGTTGGAGTACTCCTCCATGCCGTTCACGCCACGGGGAGAAGCCACTTCTTCCACGGGCAGAGACTTGAACTCCCGTTCGGTCTTGCGGACAAACTCCTGAAGCGTGGCTTCGTCCTGCATCAGCACCATCTCAATGGCAGTCTTCAGTGCCTTGCGAACATACGCAGGAGTGGACGAACGCGCAGTCTCAATGCCCATGATCTTGAACTTCGGAGTCTTGTAGCGAACACCTTCAGAGTCCCAAACGGACAGCATATACCGCTTCTTCGCAGTCCACACTCCCGCCTCTGCAATGACTTCGCGTCCCATCACCATCTTGTTGGTGTAGGCATTCATGGAATCCGCAAGGGTGGCGAACTCCCGTTCAATCTGTGGCTGCACCACGCGCTCACAGAATCCGTTCAGGAAGTCCACCACCCGTTGCGTGTCGCGTTCGCCCTTGAAGGACGAATCCACCACCTTGCCAAGTCTCAAGTATACGGAGTCGGTGTCCATGTAGATCACATACTCCTCGCCTTCCGTCTTCAGGATGCGATTCAGGAATCGGTTCAGTGCATCACCGATCCATTGAATATTCAACTGCCCTGAAAGCGTGATGGCTTCCGCAAGTGCCACATCAAAGAATCTGAAGTACTGGTTGCCGATTGCGCCGTATGCAGAGTTCAACTGAATTTTCCGCACCAACTGAAAGTTGTGATACTTGGAAATCTCGTACTCAATCTTGCGCCGCTCTTCGGCGGGAGCATTCTTGTCCAAGTCCACCAACCGCTTCTGTGCAGCAATCATCAGGCTCTTGTAGTGCTTGCGTTCTGCGTACATCTTCTCCATGAGTTCAGGCAGGAAGCCTTGGCGGTCGCGCACAAACGCAACGCCATTCGCCGCCACGCTCACGCCGTCCGCCTTCGCAGAGTTCAGATATTCGGCAGGATCAATAAAATCCTTTACCGCCTCCCCGCGATTCCGTGCCAACATGGACTCGGGAGAAATGGCTCCGCGCCGCCACACGGGATTCGGGTGCTTTGTCTCGGGAGAGATGTTGTACTGCATGATGAGGTGGGGATACAGCGAGTTCAGGTCAAAACTCACCACCCAATCGTGCTTGCCCACGATGGGATTCATCACATACGCACCCGCGTACTGATCATCCTTCTTCTGCTCGGTCTTCTGCGGGATCACCATGCCCTTGCTCATCAGGTGGTGGTGGATGATGGCATCCCATGTGCGGACTTGTGAGAACACATCCTCAAAGTTCACCCGCGCCGAATACGCCAACGCCACCGCCAGTTCCATGAGTTTTAGTTTGGATTCAAGGCGATCAACAAGCCGCACATCTTGGAAGTTATACTCCATGAACTTCTGAAAGTTCTGTGTGTAGAACTCCTGAATGGTTTCGTATTCCGCATACGACAGTTTCTCTTCGCCCAACTCCACCTTGGAAATATGGTTCAGGGAGTAGGACTCCTGCTTCACATAGGTGAAAGTCTGATACAGTTCAAAGTAGTCAAGCGTGGCAACACCGCTGATCACATACGCGGTCTGGTCGCGTCCCATGCGATTCACCACAGTCTCGCGGAGTTTGCCCCACGGCGAGAGGGAGTTCCCCCATCCTTCTTCAAGGTAGTTCATCCGCGCCACTAGGTACGGAATATCAAAGAAGCGGATGTTCCATCCTGTCACGATGTCGGGATCAAGGAACTTCCACAGTTCAATGAACCCTGCAAGCAGTTCTTGCTCGTCATCATAAGGAATGCAGGAAACTCCCTCGCCGTCAATATGAAAGTCTCCCAAGCCTAGCACATAGGTCTTGTCGCCCATTGAGATCGTGATTGCAATGACCCGCTCCGTGGGAGCAGATGGCGTGGGAAAACCGCCGTCACACGATGTCTCAATGTCCAAGTTGGCTATGCGGAGGCTGCTGAAGTCGTAATCGACTTCATTGGGAAACTCCTTGTAAAGGTACTGGTACACAAAGTTGGTGTTTCCGTAGATGTCGTAGTTGGAAACATCCTTGAAACGGTCAATAAACTCACGGGCTTCCCCGATGCCGTCAAACTGAATGGGCTGCACGGGCTTGCCGTTGATCGTGGTGAACTCTCCTGCGTCCTTGGACGGGATGTACAGAGTAGGACAGAACGGCACACGGAGGTGCTGACGCTGCCCGTTCCGCCATCCACGGTACAGGATGTTCTTGCCACGAATGTCAACGGAAGTGTAGAAGTCCACGATGCTCCTTAACGCTCAACGAGTGCGATCCAGTCCTGATGTACCATATCCTTGTCTTCGTGACCCTGACCTTGGTTCTTGGTGCGATCCCACAGAACCTTGTCTCCGACCTGTATGTCTTCCGTTATCATATCACCAATCGCCACAACCGTACCCCAAATGTCCCGAGTTTTCACTACTTCATTGTAAATGATTCCCGCTTCGGTTTCGGTCTGACCACCAAGGTGCGACTGCACCCAAATCCATTTTCCAATTGGCTTAAACTTGCTCATTTAAAATCTCCTCAAGTGTTTGTGGAACGGATTCTTTGATCCGTTCCTCTGCAATCTTCACATATTCAGAATTCAATTCAGTCCCGATGTAGTTGCGTCCATTCTTCAAAGCCACCACAGCAGTTGTGCCGCTGCCCGTGAACGGATCAAACACTGTGCCGTCCTTGGGGCATCCTGCAAGCACACACGGCTCAATCAGGTTCTCGGGGTACACCGCAAAGTGTGCGCCCTTGTAGCCCTTGGCGTTCACCGTCCACACCGACCGCTTGTTCTTCTTTTCGCCACCACTCACGGTGGTTTCCTTGACCGCTTCGTGATCGTAGTAGTACTTCGGCTTCTTGGACAGCAGGAAGATGTACTCATGCGACTTCGTGCAGCGGTCTTCCACGCTCTCAGGCATGGGATTAGGCTTGCTCCAAATAATGTCCTGCCGCAGATACCACCCGTCCGCTTGCAGCGCAAACGCTACGCGCCACGGAATGCCGATCAAGTCCTTCGTCTTCAGCCCCTTCTGATCCTTGCGGTTTGCA